ATGAGCAAAGGCCCAGACATCAAAACCTCTGAACTGTTCGTGAACACACGCGGTTGGTGGGAATGCCGTCAGTGCGGGCGATCCGCACTCTTGTACGGCAGCATCAGTCACCATCACAGATGTGCAGCACTCATCTGGCCTGATTTTTGTGAGCAACACCAGTGGCGACATCACCAAAACCCGGACACCCCAGACGGCCCCGGCGAACACTTCATCTACTGTAATGTATGCGGAGCTGAGAAAGAGGACGACCTATGAACAAAGCACAAGCGAGAGAACGATTCGCTGCTGTCGAAAACAAATACCGCGACGAGCTGGCACGCAAAGACGGCTACATCAAACAACTTGAACAGCAACTGCGCGAGGCGCTGGACGGCAAAGTACCAGAGGAAGTGATTGCTATCGCTGGCACGATTTATATGGAGGCCATCATCTCTGGCCGCACGAAGGAAGGGATGGTGAATTTGCGCTGGGGCTTTATGTCGGCCCAACTCACCGTCGAAGAAACGCGTGCTCACGCCACTGATTTGTTGAGAACAGCAGAAGCCGCGCAGACTGATGGCTTCCTGTATTGGCTCCTGACTGAGAAATTCAAAGCGAATCCGGCTGGCGTTGCGGGCGTGATTGAAGACTTCCGCAATTACCGGGAGAGGAAACAAGTATGAACAACATTCCTGGTTTGTCGGAGCGTGAGGGCTGATCATGGACTGTAAGCCGCTCTTCAACCCAACCACAAAACAAAACGTCGGCTTCGTCTGCGGTAACTTTCGCTCGCGCGCAAAGTGTCAGTTTTGCGGCAATCGTGTCGAATACGAATGTGACTTTCCCGTCGGCAAAAAGACGTGTGATAAGAAAATCTGCCACTCGTGCGCGAAGCACTTTCCATTGCTTGATTCGATCAGCGACAAACTCGCGTTTCGAGATAGCAAAGATTTTTGCCCCACACATAAAGACTTCGTCTTTCAGGCCGGAGCGCATTTTATCTTCGTGGTGAATTCAGATTTCAGCTTGGAACCGAACGCACAATTGATTGATCGCAACACACCGCTTGGGAACCCGTATCGGCTCACCAAAGACGAACCGTATTTGCGGCAAGAGTGTTTGCGCAAATACAAACGATGGCTATGGGAGAACATTAAACTCCCATCGTCGGCTCCAGCGCAGGAGCTGCGCCGGTTAGCGACGCTGGCCGCAGAGGAAGATGTGTATTTGCGGTGCTGGTGTGCGCCGAAGCCTTGTCATGGGCAGATCGTTGCAGCGGCGATTTGTTATTTATTAAAAGGGCAAAATTCAAATGGCTAAAAGTGAAAGCCCGCACCAAACGGGGCGGGCCACATTGATTCCGTCATTTGACATTGCTGTACTCAGGAATCAAATACGTGAGATTACCACACAAGCTCGATATGCAATATCAGCTCAATCCTGATCTGAGTGTAAGACAATTTACTACTCAGGTGTCAGTTTTTGTCCTACAAATTTTTGAGTGATTTATTGAGATGATCCGACGTGTCGAGATTTTTACGTGAGCAAAAAGTAAAGCCGCCTCGTTAGAAGCGGCCCATATTTGCGGCGCGTTCTCAGCCATTGGGTATCACGCCGCTGATTAAGGAAATAAAACTATGACCATCAAAATTTGTCAATAAGGACACGGAAGCGATGCCACTGCAAAAGGATTTACGACGAGTTTTTTACGATGACGAATGGAACAAGCTGGCCAATCGGCTGCGCCTCGAACGCGCGGGCAACATGTGTGAATGGTGCAATCGAGAAAATGGTGCCTTGCTTCCCGCAAAAGAAGGAAAGAAGCCTTCCAAAGTGGTCTTAACGACGGCACATCTGAATCAAATTCCAGGGGACAACCGCGAAGAAAATCTAGCGGTGTTATGTCAGCGTTGTCACTTGAATTACGACCGCAATCAACATCAGGCCAACATCAAAGTGACGCGCGTTTTGAAGAAAGATGGTGCGCGCGAATTATTGCAACTCATCCCACCACCTATGATTGACTTACACGTCGGCGACATCGTTTTTACCAGTTACAAAACAGGGCCTTACGAAATCATGCACGTCTCGCGCCCTTCGTATTTTTACCAACTCAACATCCTCTTGATCCGCACGTATCCAGTTGTGAGCTTAACCGTCAGAGAACTGAAAGCAAGCAGCGGCAAAGGTTGGCTGAACAACATTCGTCAAATGGAGGGACGTTTTCTAACTGATGGGGATGACGAAATCTTTATTCAGCGACGATCCGCGCAACCGCGCGAACAGGGAATGCTGTTTGATGATGTGGATAGTGGGCAACCGTATCGTTTCCAACCTGGGGTGGATTACTCGACCGCGTATCACGCGCGTTGTGCCGCGCCGGAATTGCACATCAGTTTTAGTGACTGGCAGGTTTTTCACTGCCGCCTCTGCCAGCGCGATTTCAACGGCCATCGGACGGCACACGTCGCGCGTTGCCCTGACTGTCAGAAATGGAATGGCATCGGCTATCCCGTCGTCATTTTTACGCCGAACAATGAAGCTCCAATTATGCAAATCGAATAATTCGCGCTATAACTCTATTTCAGCCTTTATCAGCCCGGCAGCACATAACAATCAACCAACTACTATCGAAAGGAATTTCTGATGAAAAAACTACTATTCGCGTGCGCGATGCTGTTCATCGCCACGTTCGCTTTTGCGGATCCGCTCACGATCAACGTTTCACAAACACCACGCGGATTGATCTGGCCCTCAGATGGTTCGCCCTGCGCGCGCAATTTATTTTGCAGGCCTCTCACTTCCGCCACGCTGCAAATCTTCGACAGTAACAATCAGCTCATCGGCACAGTAAATTCCACTGGCGCTGATAGCCAGCTCGTGGTGCTCGACATCGGCCAAAGCGCGACGGTGAACCTTGGTGGTTTCACCTTCACGGGCGCTGCACTCACAGCACTGCCACTCGAATACAATTTCTTTGCAGGCTTTGCCCTGGGAAACTCGGTCAATGGTCTGCAAATGAGCAGCCTCTTGACACTCGTCAATGGCACTCTCAGCGTCAGCACGTTCATTCCATCCGGCGTGTCTTCGATCATCACCTTTACTAATGGTGAGCGATTTCAATTTGCGGGAGCGCAGTCCAGTCAAGGTAGTGTGACGGTAGGGATCACGCGACTTGGCCCCGCAGCAGAAGTGCCGGAGCCGATGACACTGATTTTATTGGGAAGCGGATTGGCTGGATTGGCTGCGGTCAAACGTCGGCGGAGATTGTAAAAAATCCGCTGATAAAATAAGTGCAGAAACTACAAAGCCCGGATTGCTCCGGGCTTTTCTTGCTTAGTGGCTCACAGATCAATTGCCCACTTTGGCAAGTTTTGGAATCCTCGCAAACTCATCAGTATTGTACCCATCTTGCACAGAGACAATTTTCGTTTGCTCAATACCCTCATTGATTTCCCGCTCCCATTGAATTGGACCGGAACGCGCAGTCATCCATTTCGTATAACGCTTTCCCTGGGGGAAGGTCTCGATAACACTGAGGGGCAATCCGTGGATGGATTCTGTCCGTTTAAAGCCATCAGCCTTTTCAAAACCTGCACTCATTGCCTCTAATTCGGCATTGGTGTTCGGTTTCCAATCCGCTCCCAATTTGATTGCCTCAGTTGCCCCGGAATTAGCACGATAAACTCCATCTGTATCAGAGTAGAAATAGGAGCTTTTCCCTTTGGCAGAAACTTGCCGATGGACGAACGACCCATCTTCTTTGTAAGACTCAATGTTTACACCTAAAAATTCAACAGGTTTTGTTCTGTCGTTAGGAGTAAACGTGTGAACGCTGACGACCGTGAATGCTTTTAAACTAGCAGATCGCTGCTTATGCAGTGCAAAAGCACAAACACAAGCCAGCATGATCCCTGCTAAAACAATTAAGCTATTTTTACTCATATTGTGATGCTCCAAGTCAGTTTGTTAAGATTTATTTACCACTCGCCGCCGCCTTCACCGCCATACTCGCAAGGGCAGGCAACAGCCGTATCACAAAACCATTTCTCCCAGATGACATTAGCACCCGAACAAGTTCCTACTTGTGCTCGACAAGTACGCGCATTTTGCACTGTACAGGTGCAATCATTTGAAGCGATCTGACAAGTGTCTCGGTACGGTGCGTTTGGTGTTCCCGATTCACACTGAATATTAAGGGTGCAGGTAGCGTCAGCCGATTGAATCGCACTTATAGCGATTACAAAGGCAACGACAAAACTAACGAATAGCTGCTTTAAATTCTTCATACGAACTACCTCCAATGGTTAAAAGTTTGAGTAAGCTGAACGCTGATTGTTGTCAGTCTACGCCAGCATGAAAAAAGGTCAAGAAATTTAGGCTTCTATGAAACGAAAGCTGTAAGCAATTCCACAACTCGCGTCTGGTTCGTACTTCAAGCTTGAATCAAAGTAGCCACAGATTTTCTCTCCGCGCAGTTTGTCATCGTAGATGAACTTGCGCTGCGGAAAATGGCGATCCCAGAAATCCTCTGCCATTTCATATTCTTGCAAATCACTGTCGAGGAATTTCAACTCATACCGGCGGCGAGGTTGATTGCGAGGTGCCTTCACGCGGCTATACGGCTCATCATCCTCGGTACGATTCACGAGGACCGTCTTGGCGATTTCGACGCTGTATCCGAAGGTCGAATCGAAAGGAAAGACTTCAACGATGTCTATGACAACAGTGTGACTCGTCGCCCCTGACGTCAGGGTGATGCGATCCGTGCCGACAGTCACGGGCGCGGTGTACAGCCCGCCTGTCGTGATCGAACCGGTCACGCAACTCCACGTCGGTGATGCCAGATTTGTTTCGAGCTGCAATGATTGCGCTTTTCCGACCGCGCAAAGCTTTTTTTGTCCCGCTGTGGGTGCAGGCTGAATCACAATTGGAACGGTAACAGTCGTCAGCACTCGCTGTTGTCCGACTGATGCGCGCAGACGATAATTGCCCGGCGACGTCGGCGCGAAATACTCATTGCCGTTCAGCGTCCCGCCATCCAGCGCGGCCCACGTTACAAGCTGTGTTTGCGCATCATCGTAATTCGTCAGCAATTCAATGCGTTCGCCGGGGTGGGCGTTGATCGCCGATGGCATCGCCAACATCAGCGGTGGAATCACAATCTCGGCGACTGCCTCTTGCAACGCTGATCCTGCATAACGGGCTTTGATTTGATAGGTGCCGGGAGTCGTGCCGTTGCGGTATTCATTGACCACACCCGTAGCGACCGCCAAATTGCCGTGGGTCGGCGTGTCCCAATTGGCAATGACCAGGCTTGACCAATCACCTTGTAAAATCGGTGGTGAAATCAATGGCGTCGTTGGCAACGGCGCATTCATTGAAGCTGTCCAAAACACGGGATAGTCAATGCCGGTCGCCGGAACATAAGAGGCTTTTTCGACGCCATTCAGAAACGCGCGCCAGATGCTGCCTGACGCCTCCAGCGTGATCTTGTCACCGACCACCGGCGCATAGGCCATTGAAAAGATCGTCCCAATTTCGTTATAAAAAGCCAGCGTTCCCGCCGTGCCGTCCAGCAACCAACCGATGTACACACTGACATCAATGTCTTGAATGTTACCGCCTGAAAATCCACCTGCCGGTGGGATTGATCCGGCGGTCAACGTGTAGGTTACGCTGCCGCTCCCAGACGTGAGCAACTGCCCTGAATAGCCGCCAAAATTCAGGGCTGGATTCACCGGTGCAAGTTCACGCGCTGCGTTGACGTTCGCATTGGTGAGACCTTGCCAAAGCGGTGCAAGCGAGGTCGCGCGTAGGCGTAGTGCCTGTTTGTCACCAGGTAACACCGTGATGGAATTGGGAACAATTTCAAAGCTCATACAGCAATCGCCTTTTGCACGGGGCGGTGATCTTGATCAGAATAAATTTCGCCATCAATCTTTTGCAGCACAAAGCTGCGAATGTCAGGTGCTTTCTCTGCCGGTTCGTCGCTGGCTTCGATGACGAGGCATTTTTGATAATCCCAGCCCGGCAGCGGATGGGAAACCCAAACGTAGTCGCCCGGCAACACGTGAAACGAATCGCCCACACCTTGCAATTCGCAAATCAGGGGATTGTCAGCGTCTAACCGCATTTGCCGCTCTAACAGCCGCTGCGCTTGCGAGTAATTGCAGTTCGGAATATTGCGGGGACTGGCTTCGACGATACCGACCAGCTCCTGCAGCTTGGAGCGTTCCGCACTCACCGACGCTTCGCTTAAAAATTCGCTGTCCAAATCACGAAAGCGCACCCGTGCTAAATTTGGACGATCCGTGATCGAACGCTGCGACAATTGCACACTGCCACTGACGATGTTGGCCGACGTGAAATGATGCACAGGCGTTGTTTGGTTTGGGCCAAAGAAGCGAATCAATTCGCCATCATCCTGCCAAATACTCGCGCACGTCGCCACGACCGCATTCAGGGCATCAAACAAATTCACGCTATCCAAAAAGACGACATGACATTCAAAGCGCGGAATGTTGCGCACCGTCGTTCCATCATCCCAGGTTATCGTTTCATCACAGTAATCGCGCCACGCGGCCCACAGAGGCCAATCAATACGCGCCGGGAGGAGTCCGGCCTGCCTGATAATCAAATCGGCTGCTACGCGTGCAGGATTCGCTGAATAACCGTATCCAATTTGCACGCCGTTACGGTCGTAATTGGCAACGCGCAAACATTTGCAGCGACCACGCAATTTGTCCGGCGGATTGTCTGCTGCAAAAGCCGTTGGCACTTTTGCTGCGACATAGGCTGTGTGCGAATACGTCAGCCCGGTTGGAAACAACGCATCAATGCCTTGTACGGGATCGCCTGTGCCGGTGGAGGCCGTGCCAGGGTGAAAGTTGTAATCGGCGGGCAAGAGTTCCTGACCGTTGTACCAGAGCTTTTCGATAGAATCCCATTCGCCTTCGCCGAACGCTTGCAGGATGGTCACCGGAGCCGTCGTTTGATGCAGGATCAAATGACCGGCGACGATGTGCCGACCGTAAGCCAGCGCGAGCTTGCCACCCTCCTGCAACTGCGTTTCTGTGACCGAAGGCGCAGGGTCAGCGCCGAAGCCGCCGCCCGTGTCTCCGCCACTCAAGCCGCCGCCGCCGCCGCCGTAGTCACCGCCAGAGCCATCGCGCGTGTTATCGAAAATGTCAAAAATTTCGGCCATTTATACCTTTTGTCGTAAGTGTTCGGGCAAGTGATCGTGATGCCCGGAAGACAACAAAATCAGCACCCACGTCCGCCGTGCCTGGTAGCCCAACACCGCCAGATTGCAGACCAGTTCGGTTGGTGCGACTTGTGGGTAGAGATCGCCATTCATGGCAAAGATATTTGCCAGATAAGCAACAGACAAAAACAGGGAACTGGCAATCCCGCTCGCGCGAAAGCTGCCGCCACGTCGCAGGTTCGCCAGCATTACCAGGTCCGCTGCTGTTGCTAAGCAAATCAAAAGTGAGAGAAGTGAGTTAATAAAAATCATAGGTCTTCTTCCTTGCGTTCTTCCGTGAGGATAGATAACCCTTTGCGCGTGATGGCACGCCCAATGCTACGTCGCTTGCTAAAGATGACTTCAAACAATCCCAGCGCAATTGAACCGCCAAAGCCCGTCAGCACGATGGCGAGCGCGACGCCCTGCCCGTAACCGAATCGCTCGACGCAATACCCGAAGCTCAGCAGTCCGCACAGAATGTTTGCCAACAGTAACCAGACCGCCTGGACGGCCTGTGCAATGAGTGTGCGCCTGGTCATTTGTTCGCCGCGCATCACGTACAGCATGAACGGGGCAAATGCGAACACCAGCGCCGCCAGTGCCAAACCAATCGGCGCGAGAAACCGTTTATAAAGCTCTTCAAATTCCTGCATAAAATTGTGGGGAGGGGCAATTTCATAACTCTTTCAGATACGGGCAAGCTGGAAATGCATGCCGTCAGGTTTTGACCAGGTTCCGCCCCAATCGAAACCGACGTCCGTAAAACATTTCACCAACGCTGGCGACATTGTCGGTTTCGCTCCAAACCGATTCCACGCGGCATTCACATCAATCGCTAATGCCCAGGAGTGAATGCTCAATGAACCTTGCCCGCGTTTATTGCGCACCTGATAGCAGCCGTCCCACGTTTTGAGCTGAGCTGTCAGGCCGCGCGCGATGATGTTGCGAAAGGCTTTTTCGAGCGGTGCGCGTAAGTCGTTGTTGCAGTAAACCCGATTGGGTAAGGCTGGTATTGCTACATTGATGTCTGCCGGAATGTCCCAAATGGAAATGAATCGCCCTTCGGTTTTCGGGTTGCCGGGTTCGCCGTACTTCATCAAACACTCTCGTGAGGTCAACATAAAAACTCCTATTGAATATAAACGTAGCCACTGTAGCGATGCTGCCGCGCCCGTCCCTGACAACCATCGGCGGATTGCAGCAGTTTGTTGCACGTCAGCAATGGCCCAACGTAGCCACACGTTGTCGGGTCTTTGAATCGCCACTGACAATTGCGCGCCACTAACCGCCCGCCGATTTGCCGCGACGCATACAACTCACTGACGACTGTCAGCGTCACGGCTTGTTCATTGCCCGGCGCACTCACGACGACGCCCGTCAGCAAGGCTTTGTGATACTCCGCCCCATTGCGCAGATCACGCCAGTAACGACCGACGACCGCACGTGCGCCGTGCAACGCATCCACAGCAGCGACGAACTTCAATCCGAACACCAGATCAACGTTTTGAATGGACACTTCGACGCGATCCACCGCCGAGGTCAGCGACTGTTTGAGTTCGCCAGTCTCGCGCAAATCCGGCGTATACCGCACGTCGTCAACGACCAGCCGCGACGTCGCCAACCAAAAATTGCCGTGCTTCGTTTTGAGCGCGAGCGTCGTGTGCGTCTCGGCCCAGCCCGTGCGAGTGCTTTGCAATTCTTTCAGTCCTGTTGGTAAATCGCGTGGCATTAAATCTCCCGGAATTTGCGGCCTGTCTTGACCGTGTTGATAACAACTTTCTGCCCGTCGGCGGTTTCCGCGCCGTTAACAAACAACCGCGTCACATCGTCTTCGCCAATTTCCAGCGTCACTTCCAGATTGATTGCACCTGCGCCATTGCGCGGCGAAATTGGTCGGGCTTCGGCGATGCCGCCCAGTGCATACGCCGCGACTCCGTTGCGCGTCTGCGACGAATTCGGCGTGCCAAAGCCCGGTACTCCGGCGCGCGCAAAAATGTCGCCACCGGCTTGTGCCTTCATCCGCGCCTGCTGCATTTGATTTAAAATCACTTCGCCCGGACGCAGCATGGCGAGCACTGAATCAAAGCCAAAATCTACGCCTGGCACGATGCCGCCGGTGGCGAATTCAGGGATAATGTTTTTGATCGTCACTGCGCGTTTCTTTTGTGCTTCGATGGCTGCTTTGAGTGGTTCCAAAAAGAGACGATCAACATCAGGAATCTGATTCTGCAATCGTGAATCACGCACAGACTTCGTTTTGATTTGCGAGATAAGGGCAATGGCTTCCTCACGCGCGGCCAACGCTTCTTGTAAAGCTTTTGCGCCTTCGATCTGATCGCCGTTCACCTGGTCGGTCAGGGCTTTCGTGCGATTCATGTACTCGACCCAATACGTATCCACCAGTTTTTCATCCGCCTTGCGTTGTTTCGCTTTGCCTAGCAGCAACCCGCCGACCAGCAACCCGACGCCGGCAATGGCTGTGAATGGATTACTGAACAATCCGGCTAGTACGGTTCCCGACAATGCCGCTGGAGCCGCCGTCAGCCCCACGCCGACGGCGAGGCCGCCAGCGCCGCCGAGAATTTGGCCCAACACCGAATTGCCGCCGACTTTGGAGCCGAGTGACAGACCGAGCAACGGCAATGCGCTCGCCAGCGCGCCGCCGCTCCCTGCTGATTTGCCGAAGCCAATGCCTTTGAAGAGCGAAGCAAGCAAACCGCCACCGCCCAGCCCGCTTGCAATATTGGTCAAGCCTAACGTTTTCTGAGTCCCCAGCCCGATGTTCGGCGGGAGGAAACCGCCCGCCGAAATGGAGGCAGGGGCGCTGATTGATGAACCGCCGCCAAAAAGATTCTTGATGATCCCGCCAATCCCGCCCGAATTGTTGCTGCCGCCAAAAATGGAACCGCCGAAGGTTCCACCGCCAAAGCCGCCAAAGCCCGTGCCAGAGGCAGACGTGCGATTCCCACCGAAGAGCGCGCCGAGAATGCCACCCAAACCACCGCCCCCTTGCCCGGATGCCCCTTGCGCACCACTGCCGCCAAACAAACCTCCCAAACGATTCAGGAAGCCGCCGAGAATCTGCGTCGTCAGCGTCGCCAGCGCGTTCGCGGCCAATCGCTGAAACGTTTCTTTACCGGCGGAGAAGATGCGGGCAAAAAACGCTTTGGGGCCTTTCTCGAAGCCATCACGAAACGCCTGATTGAACACGTCGGTGATTTGCTGGATGTTGCGTCGCGCCTGTTCAGCTTGTTGCTGCGCGAGTTCGTAGGCATCTTTTTGTTTGGCGAAGAAAAGAAGTTGGTCTTTGGTTTCCTGATCCGCGCCTTTGAGTTCGCCGTTGATAGCTTGCAACGCGCGTTCGTAATTCGTCGCAGCGTCGCGCGTGATTTGGAACGTGCGGGCCAGGTCAGCCACTTTGTCATTCAGCGCATCCGTCGCCGCCTGTTGTCCGGCCAGTGGGTTTTCGAGATTCGGCAAATCCAAGGCGAGTGCGCTGCGACCGCCAGTATCATTGATCCGCTTATCAATTTGCGCTTTTGCCAATGCACCGGCGACGCCAAAGTTTTCAAGGTCGGCTTTGCTGAGGCCCGAAAGGCCAAGTTCTTTGCGCAACTTCGCCAGTTCGCGCAACGATTCTTTCATCGTGTTGAGTTGTTCAATCTGCGCGTCGGCCTGGAATTGTTTTGGCGTCGCCGCCAGCATTGCACCAATTTCCGCTGTGAGCGTTTTGATTTCATCTTTGGCAGATTTCAGGTTGTCGCCGACGAGTTTACGAATGGCCTTTTCGACGCTGCTTTGTGATTTACCGAGACCGATGACGAAGCCTTCACCGACGAATTCGCCGATGATTTGCATTTCCTTTGATGGCGACGAAATGCCGAGCGCCGACTTCGCTGCATTCAATGCGCCCGTCGCCAAGCTCTTCATCGTGTTAAAGACAAACGCCGCGCCTGCGTTGATGCCATTCACTAGCCCCTGAATGATTTGGGCGCCAATTTCAATAGAGCTGGTCACGACGAATTTCAACCCGCTCAGAATCGCCGCGCCGACACCTTTCATCACATTCGCAATGATCGTTCCGAGATTGCGCAAAATCGTGAGCGTTGTACTTACTACTGTTTGCACAATATCTGTGAACGTTGACCACGCTCCTTTCCAGTCACCATTGATAAGTTGCGCGACCAAAACAATCACGTCGCCAATGATGCGCACCACGCCTTTGATAATGGCGATGGCGTTGCTGATGTAGGCTTGCACGATGGCCGTGATTTGTTCGCCATGCTGCTGCCAGAACGCGCGGATCGCATTCAGCACGTTCGTCAACGCTTCTCTGAAAATCGGTAGATTCTGATTCCACCAGGCTAACAATTCGCCGATGGTCTGGCGGACAAATTGGCTGATGAATTGAAAGACTTCCTGTGTCTTTTCACGGATGCCGCCGAGGTTTTGCGCGTAAGCAACTGTGATGGCCGCGCCGAGCGCCGTGATCGCACCAATCGCAATCGCCACCGGTCCACCAATCGCGCTGATCGCCGCGACCAAGGCACCCAGGGCGACGACGACCGGGCCAAGAATTGCCAGAAAGCCGGTGAAGACGACCAGGGCGGTTTTCAAATTTGGATCAAGCGCGGCGAACGCGGCAGAGACCTTTTCGATGACGGGAACTAAGGCCGTCACGATAGGCGACAGCACTTTGATGATTTCCAGGCCGAACGGAATCAAGGTCTGGGTCAAGCGGTCTTTGAGCTTTTCAAATTGCGAGCCGATGCTTTCCTGAATGTTCGCCAGACGTGGATCATTGTTGGCCGCATCAGCGATGCCCGCAAAGAAACTGTCGAGCGTCAATTTGCCTGCGTCTTTCAGGGCTTTCAGTTTGGCCGAATCTTTCGTGCCGAATGCCTGCTCTAACAACTGCTCAAAAATCGGCACACGCCCAATCGCTTCCTTAATGTCCGAACGCTCGAAACCCTGCTGAAAAATTTGCGTCAGGTTGCGATTGAAATCTGTCGCGTTGCCGACTTCAAACACCGTGCTAAGCTTGCCGGTCGCACGAATGACATTGTTGATGGTTTGCTCTGTTACATCGCCAATCGCACGCAGTTGCGCAAACGTAGCAACGGCGGAAGAGGTCAGCACGCCAGGGCTTTTCGCCGCGACATCACGCAATTCGGCAATCTTGGCGCGCGCGCGTTCGGCTGATCCGGTGATGGCCGTGAGCGTCTTTTCGTACTTGTCATTTTCAGCAGCAGCTTTGACGGCCAACGCTACCAACCCTGCAATTGGTGCAGTCACAGCAGCAGTCAGCGTCGTGCCTGCATTCTTCAAATCGTCGCCAACTTGTCGGAGCCGACGACGTGCTGCGTCCAAGCCGCTGGTCAACGCATTGCCAATGCGTCGCCCTGTGTCAGCGGCAGACGTGACAGCGCCTTCAAATTGCGTATCCAACGCAGACTTAATGCGTCGCGCCGATTTGACTGCGCCTTGATCGTCCAAGGAAACTTCGATGATGATCGGCTTTGCCATTTACTTTTTCTTGGCCCGTTCGCGTTCTTCCTGCGCCGCTCGTTTCTTTTCCTGTTTGGCATCGTCTTCTGCCCGCGCCCGGTATAAAGCTTTGCGACAGGCCCATTGATACGGTGTCAGCGCGTCGGGGTATGCGAATGTCGCGCCGCACGCCTGTAATTCTTCCAGTTCCAGCGCCGTGTTTTGCGCTTGGATCAACGGTGTCGCCTCCGGTTTCGTATGGCGCAAGTTGCATCCGGCGCATACGTCTTCGACAGGACGCCCGCGATACTTGAAGAGCGGGCCATTGCGAGAGCATTGCTCTTCGCCCGGACACCGCTCGCCTTTCAATTCCCGGTTGACGGCGAGTTGACGGGTGAGTCGTTCCGTCAACTCTGCCGTCAGTCCGACAAGGCTTCTTCAAAGACGCCCATCAACGCCGTGATGACCTGCTGTTTGAATTGCGGATCAAGGGTGGCGAGAAAGGCGCTCGGTATTTCCGATTGGTATAAAACTGTCGCGCCATCCACGCGCACAAACAGCGCATCGTACAATTCCACTGCCGCACGCAGATTCGTCACGATGCGGATTTTCTGTTTCTTGCCCGTCCCGACGTAGCGCGTCTGTGACGCTTTGCGTGCGTAGTCCAGGCGTTGCTTTTCGCTCGGCATGCTGAGCGTGTGACGCAGCATATAATCCGGCTCATCGTGCCAGCCAATCTCTTGCCGCACGACGACCGTGTCGCAGTCGAGGCCATAGACCAGCGCGTCACTGTCTTCAACTTCGCACGTGGTCGCATACAGCCCGCGCAGCGCCGTGAGCTTGTGGGTTGCCGGAACTCGCGCCACCAGCTCAGGCGTGATGCTGCGACGGGCTTCTTTCGGCTGACCATCGCTGAGCGGATAACCCGCAATCGCCAGCGCAATCTTGTCGTAGAGCGCGACGTTCGCCGCGTCTGTATTGGCGTTGATGATGCTCTCGGATTTTGAGAGCGTTTCGATTTCGGTCACGACGGCTTTGTCGCGGTCGAGTAATTCGACCAACGTTGGGCGTCGCAAATAATGCGTGACGTAGACAGGTACGTCAGCGTTCGGCTTGAGATTGATTTTGATCTCAAACTCCGTCTGATCCAGCGGGTACAGGTTCGCTGCGTTGTCCACAGCAACCGCTGCCTCTGGCTCGATTGGGGTCTGGTATGTAGTCTGGGTTCCGGTTTCCATCTGGTAAATACTCCTCAAAAATGTTGTCAGTGGTGACGCCCAGATCGCGCAGCGCGCGCATCCGGCGCAAAATGAAATGTTGTTCGCTCGGTTCCTGTAGTTGGTCTGTCATCGGTTTAGCGTGATTTGCCACGCCAGATAATCCATTAGGAGCGTGCGTGCGGTTGTCCCTGCGCTTTTGATAATGCTTGCGCCAATGGCGGTTTCTCTGCCGCTGGCGGTAGGAATGTTGCTGGTGACGGTGCCGACACTTGTCCCGTTAATAAAGAACTCCGCCGAAGTGCCAGCAGCGTTGACGACGATGCGCAGTTTTTGCCATCCGCTCGTTACTGGCGCTGTGCTGAAATTCGTCGCAGTTTCCGTGTTGTTGTTGCGCGCCACGCCCTGCCAATTTCCTGAATTTGTGCCGTGGGTGTATCTGAAAAAGACCCCGTTCGGAGCATCGCCACCGGCATCCGACATGAAGCCAAATCGCACCGCGAATGTTTGCGAACCATCCGAGAGATTGCCAAGCCGGACGCGCGTCTCGAAGATCGCCTCACCCCCTCCCAGTCGTAGACAGGTGGTCATGTAACTGATGAGAGCGGCGCGTCCTCCCGCGCTCGTGGAGGTGGTAAAGACGGCGACGCCAGCCGCATCCTGATCCGTTGCTTGCGTTGTGATAAAGCCTGTCGAGTTGTTTTCGTATAAGCCAGGGAACCAGCCGTTTGGGTAGTTCCCCTGATAGAAGTCTTCATAACCAAAGGCATGCTTGGCGACGTCGTCAATGGAACGCCCACCGCTTGCTCCGCTCAAGGCCAACGTTCCGGCTTCATCGGGCAAGGTAAAAGTACGCGGGGCAGTCAGGCCCGACGCGTCCAGCGTCGCCCTATTGATGCCGAACGTACTTTGTAATGTTTTCAGTAAATCCGATAAAACTCGCATTTCGATTAGCTCGGAATCACATAATCAACTTCGACACGCGCTGCGCCTGCGGATGAACTATCAGCCGCGTACGTGATAATTAGTGCTTCCGACGAACCGCTGGCTGCGATTCCAGGCGTGACTTCAAACACAGTCGTTGCTGCCGCCTTTAAATCCACTTGCGTCGAGGCCAGGTACTTGCTGGTTGTGCCGGAAATGCCGACCGACATGGTGGGGGCCGTGCCATTGAAGGCCGTATCAATAATCACGCGAACGCGTTCGACAACGGCATTGGCGGGAAGCGTGAACATTGACACCGGCGAAGTAGAGCCGAAAGCCAAGCTGGTGGTGTCAGTGACAACCTTGTCGGTGCCTGCCGCAATAGTTGTCCATTGCAAGGTGATAACGTTGCTGGTAAAGGACGCCACGGTCAACGCCTGCCCCGGTGCCGGATCGCCAGAAGGAAACACCACGGTCAAAGCATGCGCCATTCCTGTCGAGGGACGTCGGAGCGTAAATTTCCAATCCGCGCCACTGCCCGCCGCACCGGCGTTCAACTCGAAGTCGTCTCCATAAGTCTGAAACAGCAGCGCACGAATGGTCGCGTAGGCCGAATCAGCGGCATTACGGCCTTCGATGACGCCGGAATTATTTTTGAGTTGTGGTCCACCGAGGCCAAGCTGGAACTTGTTGTTTAGTGTGCCCAGTAAGTCTTTGAAGAGGCCCATAAATTGCTCCTATGAAATTGGGGTCACTGTAAAAAGAATGACGCCGTTGCCTTGTGTTGCACCCACGCCCGGAACAAGCGTGAGCACTAGATGCGTCGCCGTTGGCAATTCAACGCCGGGGTTGGTGCTGAACTGTGAAGCTAGTGCGGGCGCATTTTGGTCGGCGGCCATCAATAGGTCGGTCACGAGGCTGGTACCGATTTTCAAGCTTGCGCCGATGCCATTGAACGGCGTGCGAAAAATGACCGCGACTTCGACGATAATGCTGGCTTCGGCCAACGTGTGAATTGTTACTGGGGTCGCGTCGCCCCAAGCGAAATTGATGGGGGCCAACACATTGCCTGGTGGTCCTGGTGGGCCAGGCGGTCCCTGTAATCCAACAGTGAGTACGTTAGGGCCGCTAGGCGTCATTTCGACGCGCGGTTGTGTTGTGGTCACTTCAACAGACATCAGTCAGCCACCTGCAATTGCTGTTCAATCATCCCTGTTAGCAAGGTGAATTCTTCCCCTGTGTTCAGCGTGACATCCAAATCGTAATAGCCCGTCACCCACGTCCAGAGCGCGCTGGTGGCCTTTTCCAGACGCCATTTCAGGAAGTTGTCCGACGGATCAAAAAACAACTTCGGCGTGACACCTGTCGTCGAGAATTCGGCCAACACGCCGCCGCCTTGTGCAATCAGTGCGTCACGGATTTGCAGCTTGGCGCTATTGCCTGGTTTCCAGACGTAGGGTGTCGTGCCACCTGGTTTCCAGCGGCACAAATGGACGATCTTCGTCACGCCCTGCTTGATGACCAGATTGGCTTCGGCGGGCGTGTACAGATGAATCGTTGGCGGGTTATTCGTTGGGCAACTCATCGGATTCGGATTCAGCCACGACGCGAGCGTCTACAATCCCGTACTGCGCGAGCGCCGCCTTGCGACGTTCGATCAATTCGGCTTCGGTTGGCTCCGGCGGTGCGGTTGGAACTTCTTCGTCTTTTTCGTCTTTGTTTTTCTTCATAACATCAAAAAGAAACTGATGAAAAAAATAGCGAGTCCCGCGATAGCCAGAGGCATCAGGAAACTCGCCGGAATCACTACTACCAGAAAGGAACACCAAATCGCCGCACAATACGTGCAGTGCAACGGTTTAATTTGAGGGAACCGAGCGCGCAGCTTCCGGCACAAACCAAACGGGCAATCCTTGCGTGTCAGCGTGTACGCCATCAGGGCGACCGCCAGCGCCTTAATCAAGAGCGATTCCATTACGACCAGCCCAGCGCCGGGTCACTGTTGATGACGCGGCCTGTAATTGCTGTTTCGAGCGTCGCATCCCACGCGGGCGTAATCGTGATTTGCTGCGCTGCATCGCCGTCGTCATCCACAATTTCAATGGCCGACAAATACGCCTTCGGAAAGACTGCCTCTTGCATGACGTCGGTTGCCGCCAATCCCGCCGCATTTGCACCAACACGGAAAATCACGTCGGTAATCAACTCGTTGCAAACCATTTGCGCCCACTCCGGCAACGTCGAATCCAGCTTGTAGGTGATTTGCCCGGTGATGGTGCGATTGCGCCGCGTCAGGCTGCGCCGATAGGCCGCGCCCGCTGTCGCGCAGGCCGGGGCTGAGATCGTCGGATCGCCTGCACATCGCTTGTCGCGGAGTTCTGTCGAGATGTCCACCGACCAGCCGGAGATGTTGCAACCAGTGCCGGTCAGGTTGCGCACGCCACCGCTGTCCGTCCATTGAATCAATACGTTGTTCCCACTTGGACAAACGTATGTCGGCACGGTCAGTGTGCCGGTCGGTGAAGGGTTGACGAACTTCCCTGTGCCTTGCAGCGTCGCGCTGTAACGCGGACGGTCGTTGCCTTGCTGAAACATCCGGTATTGCTGCACAACCATTCCGGCGTGCAGGAAGTCGGCACCGCCTAACCGTGCAATCAAATCGGATGACGGCAATTGTAAGCCGCTCGCTTTCGGCAGCAACTTGAACGACTTCGCAAAGAACGCGCCGACGGCAACGGTTGTGACTACCGAACCGAGCGCCCGCCGAAATAATTTGCCCGACATGTCAAAGTCCAGATCGTCTTCGATGGGGATGGAGGGTTGTTGCCAATACGTGTTGCACAAGCGACCAGGCGTGATGAATTCGTGGCCGTTGCCGACGCGCCCGGCGTCCGACGACTTCTCCGGCGTCGGGATCGGCACCACTGGCTGCGCCACCAGCACACGCTGGAAATCGCCAATGGCGGTGTAATTCGTGTTGAGTGCCGTCTCCGCTTGTTTGCTGAGCGCCAGCTCTACGTCTTCAAAAAGAAATTCAGCCATAGTTTTGTAACCTCAACAGCAAGGGCGCACGATCAGCACGCCTTGCGCGACATGGAGCATTTCGCCCCCGAAACCATAAAGATCGAACTGAATATCCACTGGCTCAATGATCTGAAGTTGCGGCAATGCCGGTTCCAAATTCTTATCCAGTGTCTCGGCGACGCGGTCGCATTCCGCGCTGAACAAATCCTCTGAGTTGTTCGCATCGTCGCCTGTCAGGTAGTAATGAAAACCCCAGATCGCGTAGGCCCAGTCGCGCTTCACGCATCGTCGGTTGTCTTTCTTGCCATTGTTCCGGCGTCGCGTGATTACCCAGCCGTGCGCGCGGCCACCGTCATTCGACGAACGAATCAAGCCAGGCCATTCAGCAGGGTTGTAGCCCAATTCCCAGCGCGGAAAGACAATTCCCAGCGGTGCCACTGTCTGAATTAAAGAGCGCGAGGTCTCTCGGATTTGCTTGCAGCTAGGTGTCATTTGTTCAGGCGCAGCGCGACGATGTTTTCGAGATTCTTGACGCGAATTTGTAGTCGGGCGATTTCATCGGCTAATTGTCGCAAGGCGTCAAGATTTTGCGGATCGTTGTCATTGCTGATTGCGCGTTCGACGATCCGCGCAATATCACCAGCTTTGCCAGGTGCCACCGCGCCCGTGATCTGCGCTGCCGGTTGTGCGATAGCTTTGAATTTGTCCCAAAAGCCCGGCATTACTTTTCCTCCGGCTCGCTCGGCTTTTTTGCCAGGACGGGCCGCGTAAAGGCGCTGATCGCGCCGCTAATAGACAACAGGATCGCCGCCCATTGTGGCTTGATCGTTTCGAGCCACGCCGCCACTGCCGTGAGCACGGTGGCAATTAAGGACAGCACGCCGATGATTTGCGAAAGAGTCATGACAACTGCTCCAGTGCGCCTTTGAGTGCGGGGGCGACAAACGGACGAGGCGCGATTCTGTCCGTTCCATCTTCAAGCAAGGGGCCTTGCTCTGCACCAATCGTGAGAACGCCTTTGATCGGCGTTGGAAACTCGACTTGAATCGAATTCTGCAAATTGCCCGTATCCACGCCCGGCGCTTCGCCCGGCGCAGAGGCACGATGCACGCGGCTGCCGCGTTTATACTCACGACCGCTTTTCGGTTCGTTGAAACTCACCACCATCCGATTGCGCAAGTCGTAAATGAAATTGCGGATCACGGGTTGCACACCATCTTCGACGGTGTCAGAAAAGGCTGCCTGATTGAGTTTGACTTCGATACTCATACAGTCACTGCTTCGCCAGTCGGTTGCAGTTTGATTTGCCAGACTTGACCGGCTTCGAGCGGCACGTTGTTCTGGAGCTTTTTGAATCGTTGCGCTTTTCCATTGGCAACCAGGTCAATGACAACGACACTCCGTAAGATTTCGCTGTCTGCGCCGCTCGTCGGCGACAATTCACACACCCACAATTCTTTGTCAGCGTCATCGCGTTCGTTTTGACTGCGCCAGGCATTCCAGCCACAACGAAGGCGCTGCTTCTCGACGTACTGCCGCGTATTGGCGTCGAGCCAATGCAATCGCAGTTCAGCATCTGCGCCGAAGTGCGACACGCGTTCGCGGTCAATCGTGTTGTCATAGAGCCGTTGTAGGCTCGCGTGAAACGACGTCATGCACTCTCCACCGTGTATGTGCCAACAATGCGTTTGCGGTAGGTCTCCGCCATCGCCAGACAATGTTGATGCACCTGCTGTGCATCGAAGCGGCGTCCGTCCACAGTCGTCGCGTGATGGTCAGACGCTTTGCCCGCTTTCAAGAGCCAGGCTTGCTGTGCCGCCGCGTTCAAATCCCAGGCCGCGTCACCGCATTTACTGACGGCCAGACACGTCTGCAATTCCGCTGATGACAAGGCCGGATGTGTTTGCCACTGCGCGAGAATTTGCAGACGTGTCAATGCGTCAGCTTGTGTCATTACTGCGCCCCTTCGATATTCATTATTGGATTGCCCAATGCCGCCGTCAGACCATTGGTCGTACAAGCAAAGCGATAGGCCACACCAGATGGACGCGCGACCGTATGAAAGACCTTCCAGTTCCGCATAAACAGAATCCGGTCGCGTTCGACGTAGATTTGGAACTGGTCGCCCAGTTCCCACGACTGGACCTGGTTTGCCGCGACGCCAGCCGCAAAGATCACGGTACCGGCCTGCTTGATCACTACCGTGAAGTCATCGCGGAAATGGATCGCAAAGTTGATTGCTGCCGGATTCGAGCCATTGTTCGCGCTACTGATCCCGAAGTGCGTGTCTTGCTTTGCGGTCAGCGGTTGCACTTGAACATATCCGGTATAACCCACCGGAATCTCTTGCGTGCTGTTCGCGCCGCCTGGTGTGTTGGTATTGACCAACGCAGGCTGTCCTCGCCACGCCCCGATAAAGACGTTCACTGCACCTTGCAGCGTGATGCCACCCGTGGTGGGCGGTGGTGGTGGCGGCGGCGGGTTGACACTGATGCTGGTCGTGGCGCTGCCACCGGCAGTGGTCACTATGACACCCTTTGCCCCCGTCGAAGCGAAGGTCTGTGTTGGCAGAATGATTTGTGATGACGTGTTACTGATCGGCGTAACCGATACGCCATCCACCGTCACACTCGCGCTGCCAAGATTCGTTCCGTTGATGGTGATTGGTCCGGTCGCAACATTCGCTAAACCAGTGGCCGGGCTAATGCTCGTAATCGTCGGCCCCACCGCGTTAATTGTGAAAACTTGTCCGGCTGACGTGCCACCGCCTGGTGTGGCTGTGAATACAGTCACGGTGGCAACCCCCGCCGTTGTCAGCACTCCAGCGGAAATGATGGCAGTAAGCTGTGTTGGAGAAACAAACGTCGTCGTGAGATTCGTGCCATTCCATCGGACGACGGAGCCAGCCACAAACCCCAGGCCCGTGATATTCAGAGTGAATTGTGCCGCGCCTGCCGTGGTGTTGGTGGGCGAAATGCCGCTGACCACCGGGGCCGGATTGGAAACTGTGATGGACGTGCTGGCGCTGCCACCGGCGGTTGTCACGACCACGGTTTTAGTTCCCGTCGAATTGAACGTTTGCGTCGGTAGCACAATCTGCGTCGCCGAATTGCTGGTCGGTGTCACAGGCACGCCATCAATAGTCACCGTGGCGCTGCCTAACACCGTGCCATCAATGGTCAATGCGCCTGTGGCTGTGCCAACGATGGCAGTGTTTGGCGTGATGCCGCTGACTGTTGGGGTGGATGGACCGGAAGCATTGATCGTAAACACAACAGTATTGCTATCGGTCGCGTCGGTGACGTTGGTCACGGTCACAGTTGCCGTGCCAGCCGAGGCTACGTTAGGCGCAGGAACCGCTGCTGTGAGTTGTGTCGAAGAGACAAACGTCGTCGTCAGATTGGTGCCATTCCATTTCACGACCGCGTCAGTGGCAAAGTTGGAACCGTTCACCGTGAGAGTGAAGGCTGAAGCCCCAGCCGTCACGGAACTAGGCGACAAGCTGGAAATGCTGGGCGCGCTCAATCTGTCGCCGATGAATTCGGACAACGCCGTTGCGCCTTGCGCATACAATTTCAAGCTATTGGTCGAGATGTTTCTAAACCACAGGTTGACCGGCATGTAGGTGCCAATCGTGATGAAATTGCCGGGGTCTTGATCGCGGTACAGACAATTGTCTTCCCACACCAATTGCGCCGCCGATTGCAGCGCCGGATCGCCCGTGATGCGTGCGCCCATAATCAGCGTCGCAACGATGATGTCGTTGTATGCCCCGCCGAAGCCTGTGGGATAGACGACCGCGCCTGCCGAGAAGGACTTCGCGCCGGAGCCGCCGAAGTTGCGCACGATGCCTGTCAGCGTGTTGCCACTCACGCCTGTGTACGTGAAATACTCCCACGTCGCCGGGTTGTTGATATTGCCCATCAGCACGCCGACTTTGCTGTTGTTGGCGTAATTGAAGGTACTGGCATTGTTTAGTGTGAACGTTGTGTCGGTCGTATTGATGCCGGTCGCCAACGTATCGGCAAAGCTCCGGTTATAGGTGAAGGGGAAAGTAACCGCCGGATTGTACTTGGTGTTGTCCACCGGATGAACTTTGCCATTTGTCAACAGCGGAGAGTCTGCCCCAGGGGCGCTCAACGCTGAGCTGCCAAAGGCCAACATCTTGGCGACCTTGCCAATGTACGTGCCAAGTGCCGTGCGCGTTGCGCCCTGACTTTCGCGCCACGTCTCAATGATGCCGTGCATGCAATAGCCGCCATGCTGAAACAACGGGGCCAGCGTCCCATAGGCAGAGAAGAGCGTGAATCCATCGTCCACTGGTTCGCCCGCCATCGTGACGATAAAGGAGTTCGAGTATTCCTGCGCCCGTTGCAAATCCACTGCTTCGCCAAAGTACCGATAGCCAGTCACGAGCGTGTGAATAGGCCAGCCTGCGAAGCGTGGCTCGGCATTTCCTTCGCCTGTTCCGGGGTCTTTGGTGGTGTAGGAACCTGTGCCATATAAGCGGTGACCATAGGTTCCCTGATAATCGTATTGGCGCGCTTGCAACACGCCCGCATACGCCGCCTCTTTCACAATCGGATCGTCGGTCAGCGCCCACAACAAGCAGCTTCCTTCGTTCCAACTGTGCGTCGGATTGGCGATGGGCGCATTTGTGTAATCGAACGGATTCGGCGCATAGGCCCGTTCATAGCGCGCCAGGCCATACATATCCGGCGTGCCGCCCGCTTGCGATTGGTGATTCCACATCTGCCCCAGCTCGACGCGGTTGCGACCATTTTGGAAAGCGAGTGTCCAAGCCAGTGCCGACTTCGCGGGATCGCTTTCGCGCAAACCTTCGCGCAGCAGGCAATAGATCAAATCGTAACGGTTGTTGCCAAACCCAACATCTTCGGCAGTATTGCCAAACTTGTTCCAGCCGAATGGATACGTGCCATAGCCCGCCTCCTGGAGCGCGTAGCGATGCTGATAGAGAGTCTGCGCTGGACGCGTCACCTGGGTGGCTTCGCACACGCTGATGTCGTAGACGCACGCCATCAAACGTTCGTAATGATTGCAAGCGTCGCGGAACTTCTGTGGCTCCGCAGCAAAGACCGTGTTCCAATTTTTCTTGCCCACCATGTTCGGTCGCACGGCTCGACTGGCGGCAATGTAGTCAGGATCAAAGGTCGCGCCGAGCGTGTCGGGAATGACCAGCCCATTCGCAGCATTGAGACCCCAAAACACTTCGCGGGACTTGATGACGCCGCCTTCAAACGCGATGGGGCCGACGCTCTGTGGGAAGATTTCAAAGTGGAAGCCGGTGCTGTTGACGGTGGCAATGTTGGGGAACTGCACGCCGTGCTCGTGAACGCAGAATTGCAGTGTTGCCAAGCCGGAATGGTTCAGCGTTGCGTGCAGATTGTTCGCCTTGTATCGCGCTACGCCTGCCGATTCGGTCGTAACAGAATCAGCGACGGTTGACGCGCTGGCGGCGGTGGGGACGTCGAAGTTGAGCGCCTTGAAAAAGATCGGCGGGCAAGCATTGGTCGAGATTGTTTGGACAGTGTTGCGCAGCGTGATGCGCTGCCTGACAAAGCCGATGTCGGCGTACAACCAGGTGCGAATCTCAAAGGTGAGATTCGGCTCAATGTTTGCGCCGCCATCTTTCAGGACAGCCGTTTGTTTGATGATGACTGCTTTGTCACCATACTGCTTCTCGATCACAGTGCCGCCGCTCACAAGTTGCGCGAGCGCCGTCGAACTGCCCGGCGTCGTCGGCTCAACATTGATCCCCTGGGGCAAATACTGACCAATGGGCGTCGTGAATGTGATCGTGTTGGCACCCGCATTGATGCTCTGAATGGTCTTGGTCGCAATTGCTTCCACTTCCGCAATGCGGATTTTCATTCCGGCCACAGGGGTTGTTGCTGGCACGCTTTCGAGGCAAAAGCCCTGTGCCTGTGAATAGTCCACCGGAACCGTGATCTGACCCGGACCGCCATAGTTGATGATGATGTTGATTTGATGGGTGTTATCCATCAGCGCACGCGTCATCTCTGGCAAAGTGAACGGTGCCGCCATAATGATGAACGGGCGTCCGCCGTCGCCTCCGGTGGGATAGTAATCACCAACCGTTCCCTCCCATTCAAAATTGACCGTTTCCCCGACTGAAAAGATACTCGCATTGCCAACCTTGACCGTGGCGTCCGCTGGAGCTGCGGCGAAATCAAGGCTCCCCGACGTCCAGGTCGTGAAGGTTTTCTTATCGGTCGGAACACTGATGCGCGGTTTGTTCGACGCGTGCAACACCTCGGTCGCACCCGCCAAAAATGACGTCAGCAAATTGGCTGAGTCTGTGACTTTGTTGAAGACCGCAGTGATTAAGCCATTGGCGACCGTGATGTCGTTCGTGTTGTTCGTCACGACGATAGGATTGGTCGTAGAGGGAACTGCGCCGCCGGTATCCACAACGTGCAGATCGCGCGGGGTGCCGGTGTCTTTGAATGTGACATGCACCCACTTGAGCGGCTTGCTGGTATCGCTGGGCAGGCCATTCCAACGCGCGCCGACAGTAAACGTGGCGGCTTGATTCGCGTTAGAGGAATTCTGAAGCCGAAGCGTCGAAACGTCGAGCACGTTGAAAGCTTCCTTGAGCGGAAAGCCAATCGTGCGCGTTAGATTCGATCCACTGGCTTTGATTAAGACGGTCTCGTTGATAGGCATAGGAATTCACGCGGAAAGATGGCAGGGCAGACGCATCTGCCCTGCTACAGTGAAAGGAGAACAAAAGAACATCTAACCCTGCTTTTTGGCCTTGCGATTTGCGGCAGCCTTGGCTGCGCCGTGCAGCCGGGGCTGGGCTGTGCCTGGTATTCCAGGCGGCGATACTTCAAGGAAAGGCGGATAGTCCGGCAGCTCGTCCGGCTCGTCCGGTTCGTCCGGTTCGTCCGGTTCGTCACGGACGTAGCCCTGCGACGAAAAATAGCCTTCAAACGCCTTCTTGGTCGTCGTAACGGTTTCTGTTTTCGCTTCCTCGCCATCGCCAATCGTGCGAGAAATCTTGATTAAATTGCTCATAGTTTTGTCTGGTTAGAGTTCCCCTTAGCCCGCCACTACGCCTGATTGATCAGGGCGAACGGGTAACGAGTCGCGTTGTTCGGATTGAGGGCCGTCACAGCATTCGAGACTTGATAGCCGACGCGCATCACACAGCGCATGGCTACGCTGTCCTGTTGCATTAAATTCAGGATCACTTTGCCGGTTTCGTCTGAGATCACGCCTTCGGTGAAGACGCGATAGCTGAAGTCCTTGCGCACGCCGAGAATGGCATTCTGATTGTTGCCGTGAATTGAAATCGGCACACCGGAAGCCGGGGCCGGCCACGCGCCGTTTTCCGAAAACTCAATCGGCTCGGCGTACAGCGTGTTGGGTGTGCCAGCCACTAATGACGGTTGGAAAATAGGCTGGCGGTTTTGATCGCGTAGGCCGCGCAAATTAGCTTTGACCTGCATCCGGGCGTGGTGTGACGTCACTGCGAACCCGTCGCTTTCGACGATACCCATCGCGTCCGATACATCCAACCCATAGTCGCGTGTCGCACTGAGCGGCGAAGCGACCAGCAAGTTGCCCGCAGCGGTCGCGCCTTCGACGATTGACAATGGCCACGAAGCGGGACGATCAATGCCAAACACGACAGCGCGATCCAGCTTGCGCCCGAACGCTTCGACAATGTATGGCAGGATTTCGGACCAGATGTCGTAATCCGCATCTTCCAGCACGGCTTCAGGAATCGGCACGACGACGGCCAGCTCTTCGGCTTCGATGTATTTGTTCGACCACGCGGCTTCTGTGGTTTGCTTTAGCCCCGTGTCACCATTGACCCAATAGGCTTCCGGTAATGTATCCATGACGGGTTGCCGCTTGGTTTTGGAGGTGAGCGTCATACGCCGGAAGCGCGACAGCGCAAAGCTCTGCTTCGGCATTTCTTTGAGGATTTCGCGCGAGACTTCTTCAGGAATCAACGCGCCCGCGTCGCCGCGTGAGATCAAATTATCAACAGGCATATCAGTTCACCTTGTAGCCAGCAGCCTCACGAATGGCATCGTTAAATTTTTGGCCGACTGACTTGGTTCCGCCTTCTCCCTTCGGCCCCGCGTCCGCGCTACCAGGGCGCGTTTTCGTGTCGTCGAAGAATTCCGGCGCGAGTTGTTTGGCTTCGGCAAGCAGACCTTTGAGGTCTTCAATCTTGCCGTCTTTGCCTCGACTGATGCTGCTCTTGACCAATAAAAATGCGGCTTCTGGTCGCTTGCACCCGCTCTTTTGCAGGAAGCTGGTGACCTCGTCTTTCGTTTCGCGTTCAGCAAGTTTGGCGTCGCGTTCGGCCAGGTCTGCTTTCAAGCGTTCAAGTTCAGACTTATTGGCGTTTTCGAGTTCTTTCTCGTACTTCGCTTTTTCCTCGCGTCTGGTCTTGGCCAGCAATCGGTCGAGATCGTCTTGCGTAAAGGTTTTGGATTTGTCGTCAGCAGAACCGCCCTGACTTGGCGTAGTTGATTTCGGGTCGTCGCTTGCGGAAGGCTCCGTGTTTTTCGTCGCGTCCGACGTGTTGTCTTCTGCCATTGTCGCTCCTCAAATTGGGAAAGATGTGCGCTGGTGTAAGCGCGAGCGACAAAGTACGACAGAAAATAGAGAGAGGTGGTCAACTTGACCAAGGCGGGTTTTTGAGGCAAGCAAAAACACGAAAGCCGCAAAATGCAGCTTTGATTTGCTGTTTTGCGGCTTTCGATTGCGACGCACATTGTCGCCGGACGCTCAAATGAGCGCGTGAATTACGTGGGAATGGACAGATCGCCCGGCGGATGACCGGCAACAAATTGCCGCGCCAAAGCGACAACCACCGGATCATTCGTGACGCCGTAGAGCGTGGCAGGATTCGGATAATTGGGATGCCAGTATGCAGGCAGATTGATTTCCAGTTCGTCCTCCCAATCACCGTTGAGCAACGCGACATAACCGGCTTCCAACAAAGGCAGCTTCGGTTCGTACACGTCGGCAGTTTTGCCGTCAATCACCATTGACAGCATTACGCTGCCATTGGTTTGTTTGACTACTTTTGCGCTTTCAACTTTCATTTTCCGTTTGGTTTCTTCGCCTTCCAATCAATCCCTTTGTCTAAATCCGGCGCTTTTCGTGTGCCAGTATACCGCAATTCGATTCCTTCAGTTAAGAAAAGCAATTCGTTTTCGCCATCACCCAAAAAGAAATCAGCCGAGCTGACGTCACGCGAAAAGAAATACGCCGCCGTCACGCGATGATGCGGAACCTCCTGGATGGTGGTTTCATAGCCTTTGACATAGACATCTTTGAAGATGGAAGACGACTCATGCGCGCCGCGCTGGATGACGCCTGACATGCCAGGCTTCAATCCATATTTTTGCATGATGTCCAGCGACTCGGTGCGAATCAGACGCACAATGCGGGCCGCGCGGTCGTTGTATCGAAACTGCGTTTTCCCCAAAAGTTCATACGTCAGAGCGTGCTGAATCTGCCATGTCGTGGTCACTGTTTTTTCGTCATACTTCTTTAGAAGTTTGGTGTAGTTTTCAGCCGCTTGTTCACCACTCAGCCAAAAATGCTTATCACGGGCAACGGTGCGCTGTCGTATCCAAAATTCCTTGATTGCTTGGGCGGCGGCGGACCAGGACGAGCCAGCCTGCTCACCCGCCCAACGCGCAATGATTTTTTGTACGGCTCCATTGCGCGTCATGTAGTTGGTCACGTCCTGCATGATCGAACCATAGCCACGCAAATTATCAAACAACTTCCCGTTCTCATCTTTTGGGTAGACGTTGCCAGCGGCTTGCGTCAGTTCTTTTGGCAATTTCTCGACGATACCCGCTTTGCGCAAACCGATGATGTGTTCGGTGAATCCATCCGTATAACCGGCTTTCCATAAATCATCCTCAAACGTTCGCGCGGCCTGACCGACGTAGCGCATTTGCTCAAAACGGCCCAACAAGACGTCTCGAATCTCGGTTGGCAAATTTGGCACATTGCCCAAATTGAACGGCGACAGCGACTCAATCTGACGACGCAGGTCATAAATGGTGAGCTGATCGAAAACGCCCGCTGTCTGTGGGTTCACGCTCGCTTTACGCAGTGACCACAACTCGACCGGATAGGCATTCCATTCATCCGGCGTTTTGAGCGCGCCCATTGCCCGGAACCGTAAACTGCCGCCGTTGTCTATGCGCCAGACCTTGCCCGCCGTGTCCACCAGTACATTGTCAGCGTTGAGACCGATGACATCCCAATTGCCGAGCAACGCATCCACAACGAAATGCTCGCGCAATTGCTCATGCGCAGTCTCTAACGCTTGGCCTTTGAGCGACGACAACGTTTTCCCTTCGACGAACTGCGAAAGCTTTACTGGACCGGTCGCTGTTTCATATAAGCGGTGTTCTGGCACGTTGACGCCGAAGGCGCGATACAAATTGTCAGCGTGCGATTCTTCGCGCAAATGGTCCGCACTCGCGCCGCGCTTGAGCACGAACTGATTGCCGGTCGCCGGATCGCGCACCAGTTTTGCGCCGGTGGAACCGCCGAGCGTGCGCAGCTCCTGCAACGTCGTGATGTCTGCCGGAAACGGGTCAACCGGCACAGGCAGGGGCTTTGGCTTTGGTTGGCGCACGGGCTTTGGCTTCGCGGCCTTCTCTGCTTTCAATCGTCGAATTTCTTTCAGACTCAATTCAAAGCGCGTCTCGCCCCAGACCTTACTGCGCCGAATGCCGATGAAATCCTGTAGCTTAATTTCGCCTTTCTGGTAGGCCTCAAATGCGACTTTCGACATCATCGTTGCCTTGACCTCGTCCGGCTGCTTCTGAAACCACTGTGCGCCCGTTTCGCGCGCCGGTGGCCCGTAGCCCGGCGGCAAATACAGCACCGTGCAACGACAGTTCGGATGATTCGGCTGTGGTTTCTCAATCGAAAAGATTCGTCCATCCATCGCCAGACACGCCAGACACGTGCGTTGCGATTTGCTGGCGATCCACTCCCACCGATCAACGCCCGCCGCCTTCGCCGTTTGTCGTGATGCCTCACGGTAGGCCCGCAGCGTTTCTGTCCGGGCGATGGTGTGCGCGCGTGCGAGATTGCCTTGCAACGCGTTGCTGATTTGTCGCGCCGTCTGTCGTGGGTTCTGCCCGGTCGCAAGTCCGGCAATCAGCGTCTCTCGAATCCGTGCGGTCGCGTCGCCGGGAATTTGATTGAGCAGTTTGGTCAATGGCGATCCGTCACCACTGAAGCCGACAATTGTTTCAATCGCAGCCGTCGGCAAACGAGTGAAGGTAATTTCGACATCGGTCGCAGAGAGCAATTGATTGGCGTGTTCCTGCGCGAGTGTCACGGCGGCGCGTTGGTCGTTGGTGAGGCGGGCGTTGAGTTGGGTGGTGAAGGTGGCGAGTTGTTGTTCCGCTTGGTCGAGTAATCGTTTGAGCCGACGTTCGCGGAAGAGCCATGCGGTATTGATTGTCTGCCCTGCGGCTCTGGCGCGTTGTGTCTGCGCGCCCAGGTCAGACACGGTAAGTTGGAGGGACGTGACGAGCCGGTCATACGCCGTCGTGATGTCGCGCAGTGCTTCCGCGTCGTGTCGCATGAGCGCAGCGCGGAATTGTTGGGCCAATTGGTAGGGCGTGGGCATTGTTTAGATTTCGTCGCCGGTGTTGCCTGTATTGCCAGCGTCGAACTGCCGACGCTGTTCTTCCATTGCCGCGCGTTTCTCTTCGATCATCCGTTTCACATCGTCATCCCCATAGCCCGCTTCGCTCAGCAATTGCTCATCACTCACGCCGATTTCTTTCTTCAGCACCAAGCCATTCAGAGTGTCTTCGTCGCTGATCGAACGCGGATCAACCCACTTGGTTTCGAGTTTTACATCACCGCTTTTGCCATCCAGCGACAAGGCAAACTTCATCACGTCTTCCCAGACATCGCCGAAATCTTCCGACCGCGTTTCCACCTTTTTCACCAGGCGCGCTTCCGACGTGCGCAACGCCTCGCCGCTCGGATATTGGCCTGTGCCAACCATAAAGTAATGCAGCGGGATGCCCGTCAATCGCGCGACTTCCGTGCGGATGTTGTCTTTGACCTTCAGGAATTGTTCGAGACTTGCCGCATCAAATTGCCCAAATTTTGCCTGTTCATTGGCAACCGTCCAGACCTTATCTGCGCCCGGCTCAAACGGTTTGACGGGCTTGCCATTCTCAGGATCGCGCATCACTTCCAAGCCTGTGATCCAGCGTTGCGGTAGTGCGTGATATTCACTGCCGACCAGCATATCCAGAAACTCTTTGTTGAGCGCGTTCTGAAGTGGTATGACAATCTCCAATTCACTACGCCCACGCATCCCATCGTCACTGTCATTGGCGAAGTGAAACACTGGCACGCGTCCGTAATCGTGCGGGATGGCTTGGAGGGAGGTGAACGATTTGCCGCTCTCCGGTAAGGTAAAGTTCTGTTCCGTTGGCTTCTCGTATTTTTCGATACGATTAGGAAAATAGAGGTTGATGCGGATTTTCTTATTGGCCGACTCAACCCACCATTTCGCAGCCCAATCAATCACGTCGTCTTTTTCTTCGTTGTACCAAACCACCATTTGCTGCGCCCGCTGCGGATAAATCCGGGTCATCCCTTCATCATCCGGCCACACCAGGACGTAGGAGTCGCCCTGGCGCAACGCTTCCCGATGGACGCGCAGCGACTTCGCTTTCATGCGGTTCGCTGTCCATAACTCCCACGCGTCAATGCCCGACTTCTCCGCACCTTCCTGCACGCCGAATTCCTGCACCTGCATGCGCTCGGCGACGGCATCCACTGGCACACGACAGACGTTGTCGCAGAACTCTTTGAAGAGCGCAAAAAACGGTTTGTTCTTCTTGTCATAGCTCGCAATGATGATGGGCTGAGCGCCGTCGTAATACCGCTGCGCCTTGTCATAGTACGACGTGCGGACGCGAAACAGTTTGATGGCCGCGTCGAGAATGTCGGTGGATTGCGACCATATTTGTTGCTCTTGTAACTTCTTCGCTTCTCGTTTGGCGGCCTCCAACGTGTCGCCCTGGTTGACCAGTTCTGCGCCTGTGAGTGTTGCTGTGATAGGCATAATTTATCCTTAGTTGAATGATGATGAGCCAGTCGCTTTGAGCGTCAATTCATTGAACGCATCGGCGGCAGCGTCAACCTGATCGTCATTGTTGCCGCGCGGAAACACCCGCAATTCTTCAATGAATGCTTGATTCCACGCGCCCGCCAGCAATCGCACATTGCCCGCGTTTACTTGCGACGCGAAACCATCGGCACGTGTTTCTTTGGATCCGCTGACCGGCAACGCGCGCACCGAAAATCCAGCCAGCATTTTGATGAGCCGCCGCGCCTGATCCTTGCCTGCCTGACCGGGGTCTTGCGCCAAGCGGATTTTGCAATTGGGGCCATCCAGGCTGGACGTTTGTCGCATCAGTTTGTCGCGGTCATCACTGTCAAGCTGTGCGCGCTTCACATCCACGACATAGTACAAACCGTCTTTGCACGGACCTGCGATTTTGACACCGGCTGTCCAATCGCCTCCATCCTTCGTTGCTGCCAAATCCCAGCCACGACACGCGCGCAAATTGGCAGGGAGTTGTTTGACGGGTTCGTCAAACTTGAGGACCTTGAAAAACGAACCCTCTTTCGCCGTTGGCCGTTGCTGAAACAACGCCGTGAAGAAGTATTCGCCGATGCGCTTCGCAATGAGTTTTAGCTTTTTCACTGATCGCTTCTCCGGCCACAACGCTTCACCTGGTTGACGAAACTCCGGCTCAACCGTGCAATTCGCTGGGAACTTTGGTGGCGTCGCTTCAGCGATGGCCGGAAGCGAAACAATGTGCCAGTTTTCGCGTTCATCGTCTTCGCTGTTTTCTTCCTGACTCAGCAACCAACCCGACAAATCGTCTTCGTTCCAACGGGTCTGCAATACGACCAGAGAGCTGTCAGATTCTTCGCGCGTGTAAAATGTGGACGCATACCAGTCCTTTTGTTTCTCCCGGATTTTCTCTGACGCCGCTTCCTCAGCGTTTTTCAGCGGGTCGTCAATAAGTCCGAGATTCCAGCCCTTGCCCGTGATCGAACCGCCCACGCCTGCCGCCCACAGCCCACCGCCTTTCGTCGTTTCCCAGTGTTTGACGGCTGCGACTTTGCCGCGAATCCGCCCACCGCTACGTTCAAAATTTTGCTTTGCGGCCCGTGACAACGTGAAGGCCAATTCAGCCGCATAACTGCACAGACCAACAAAGCGTTCCGGGTAACGATACAGGTAATACGCCGAGAACAAGCGCGAGACCAATTCGCTTTTGCCGTGGCGCGGCGGAACGAAAATCATCACGCGTCGCAGCTCGCCATCTGCGACCCGTTGTAAAACCGAAATCAGCTTTTCGTGAACGGGCGCAAACACATATTTCGGTTTTTGCTCAATCACGAACTCTCGGAAGGTCAACGTCTTATTCTTCTTGCGTCGCCTCGTCCTCTTGGTCGGTGTCGAACGCTTCGAGAATACGAATCGCCTTGTCTGAGAGTACGCCGTAAAGGACGGCGATCCCTTCAGCCGATTGCTTATTAAACCAGGCCTTATTCGTTGCTGCTTTGGTCGCAAGTTCGTTCGCACAGGTCAAAGAGGTTTCTAAATGGGATTCAATCAACGCCGTGATTTTGTCCCTTTTTTCCGTTCCAACTTGTTCCAACTGCGCCGGTAGAAGTTCGTTTTTGTAACGACTCACGGTGGACTTGGAAACCTTCATATCGCGGGCAATCTTCGATACGCCTTGCCCTTCCAACAGCGCCGCCATTACAGCCGCACGTGTTGGATCGTCCTTCGCTTTACCCTTTTGGCTTTTGCCTTTTGCTACTGCCATACGATCCAGATTGTGCGCGTTTTCGCTGGTTGCGCTGGTCACTGTGACCACGGACGGATGAAATAGAGCTTCGCACCGAAGTTGCCAAGGCGAAACTCGACGCGGTCTTGAGATTGAAGGCGCGTGAGTAAGCGACGAATGGTGCGATCCGAAAAGCCCGTGACCTCCCGCAAATCTTCACGCGTTTGCGCTCCGTTTTCGAGCGCGGCCAGAAGCAATAAGGGACGCCAGTGAACTTCTCTGGACGCCAACAATCGCTCGCAATAAGAAATGATCATCATGTCGCGTTGGTCAATGGCGCACGCCGTCAGCCAACGCAAGCTTTTGATCAATTCAGGGCGCGAGAGTTGATACGCGGGAGAGTTTGCCATTCAGCTTTACTATGGGGGCCGTGAGGAAAAACAGCCGGGAACTATCCGGCTGCCTTTCGGAATGAAACAAGTAAACTACCTAATCAATCTACAATTAAACAAAGTTCAATTTCAAATGGCATTTCAGCACGTCTTAACGCGACGGGGGTGTCGGTCTATGACCGACGTGGTTGACGTGGCGTGTCCAGGCACGGTAGTTTGATAGGCAACACAACGAACGCTACGGATAGTAAATACGACAAGGAAACTACAATGAAGAAATTGACCAAAGCCGAGGCCGCACAGGTTCTGTGTTGTGCTGAACGACAAATCCAACGTTATGCCCAGGCGGGCAAATTGACGGTGGAGTATGTGCAGGAAGGGAAAACCCGGAAAGCGATGTATTCCGAAGCCGAAGTGCGTGCGCTGAAACAACAGCAGGAAGCGCCGGAGCTGCGCGGCATAGCCGTGCGAACCTCCCCGTTAAGCGAACCGACCACCCCGATAAGCGCGGGAACCCCCCAGACAACGGACAACCAACAACTGACAACTACCAACCCGCTGGCGTTGCCGCCGCAAGCGATGCAGGTTTTGCAGATGTTATCTGGCACTTCAAATGCTGAAGCAGGGAAGTGCGTGAGCGTTGAAGAGATGTCATTTGAAAAGCTGAGTGTCGGCGCGGATGGTTCGACAAGGATGGCAGGCGTGAAGATCGCGCGCTATTCTGCGCGGGCGTGAGCGTGTAACTTTTTGGGTTTCGATTTGAGGCAGGTAGGAAACCAAATCCTACCTGCTTTCTTCTTTTCTTTCGTAATGCTGGATGACTTCGGGCGGCGCGCCGATTTCTTTCAAAGTCTTCAAGACTGTTTGGCCGCCTTGCCAGTAGCGATATTTGGCCTCTGTGTTGCACGGGATGATGAGACTGCCGGTGGGTGTCAGATAGGGTTTCGGTGCCGCAGTGTCGGAGAGTTGTTCTTGTGGGTTGGTCATTGAAATTCTCAAAACAAAAATATAGCAATCAGAGTGCAAACAATAATCACGCCAACGGAGAGGGCGATGATGATGATACTTTGATGGTTTGCCTGCGTTTTGCGAGGTTCACGATAGAGTCTAGGCATAGGTCACGCGGGCTTGTCGCAGCACGCAGATGTGTTATCCTCGCACTATGAAGCAGTGGTTTATCAAAAGGCTCAAACAATTCATTATTCAGACGATTGCGGAAGATTTGCGTCAGCTTGGCCCGACTGCAACTGCTGTACGATCTGCCCAAGAATTCGGGAACTTTGGTCGTAAGCCATAACGACCAAGTCATCCAATGTCTGATCAGTTTGCTCGAAAAACACGCGCACATCGGCTACGCCAATTCGTTTTTCTCCGTCGTCCAGCCAGTAGCGCACGTCTACTGATCCGGGTATCTCATCATCAGGTAACTCAATTTTTAGGATCGCTTTTTTCATCATTCTGCCTTTTCATTTCATTTGAGTTTGCAGTCTTTCAAATTTACCCCCAGCATCTTTCCATCGCAGCGCCCTTCGATTGTCGCCGTCTGACCTTTTTTCAATTTCATCAGGGATTCTTTTTGATCGTCGGCAAAAAAGCCAGTTACGATCCGTGAAAGGTCATCCATACCGACCAGGACAACAGAGGTCTGCCCAAAAACTTCATTGATCGAACTAACCTTGCCAGTTACCACCAACGTTTTGTCTTTATATTTTTTGTCGGCTGCTAGTTCGTTATCTTCGTAATCACGGGACAATTGACCGGCAGTGATTTTGATGGCTTCGACAGCGGGCGCAGTGGCTTGCGGTGCCGCAGGGGAAGAGGATGGCTGATTCGTCGTCGGCGCACCACCACAAGCAAGCACACAGGCGATAAAAAACAAGGCGCAAAACTTTTGTAATTTTGTCATGAGTTCATTCCTTTTATTATTGGCTAAGTAAATGGCTTCTTTGGCTGCGGAAACAAATTCCATCAGACAAGGGAACTAAAATGTTTTCTGAAATGTTTCGGCCCTTTTCCTCATACAACTGTAGAGCGGAAATTCCTCACCCATCATCGTGCTTACCGCAGCACGCGCCGTGTTTCAGTGACAACGCCCTGGACGCGCACATCTTCAGGCGTCCAAAGTTGATCGTATTTACCGCCGGACGCGCCGCGCAACCACACGCCGTTGGTCGTCGGCCAATAATATTTCAAAGTGGCTCCAAACGGTGTGTGCGCGATCACAAGATCACCGGGACGCGCTTCGCTGGTCAGGCGGAAGATAACTTGATCGCCATCCAAAATTCCATCGGCTTTCAGGCTGTCACCGACGACGCGACAAATGGCAAGCTGCTCGCCATGCTTCGGTGGTTTGAGCAAGTGAACGTCTTCAAAGCGCACGATAGGCCAATAGTCGAGCGGTGCAGAGCGTCCGGCTGTGATCGTGCCGAGATAGGGCAGGCGGTGCATGATAATCATCTGAAATCCTAAGCTTGACTCGACTTTACCCGCAGATTCATCCGAAGCGCGTCGGACTGCTTTGGCAGTGGTAGCACAGGCCTTGCCTCTGGGATTTGTTGCAGCAACTGTTGCGGGTCAACGTCCAACGCCGAAGGTCGGCGATTCAGGCCAGCACGATCAATAAGTTCTCGCGCTTCTTGCGCTTTGCGCGCAAGTTCGGTAAGTTCATGCACATTCATTGTTTGAATTTCCTTTCGGGGAAAAGAAGCCATCAGGACTGAACTTCCTGATGGCTTTTGCTTTGTTCTCTGGCTATTTCTTCTCCAGCGCCTTCACTTCCGCCACTTCCGCTAAGGCTTGCTGATGGCGACGACGCGCCAGGTGAATCTTTTCTGTCCAACTGATGGATTGATGAGTCCAAAAAAAACTGAGCACCGTGTAAAATGAAATCAGAAACATATCCGGGCGCGTCAAAGGCTCGGCTGACACGACCAATTTGTAGAGGTAGAAAATGACGAACGCAAAATTGAGAACAGCAATCAACAGATTCACCCACAAACTCATAGGGATGGGTTTTACAATTGGCGCGAGTCTGGCGTTGATCTGGTTTTTAGAGAAGGTCAGTACGAAGCTGAATATTTCTTTCGCAAAAGCCGCAATCGCCGCTGTGCTGATAATGGCAATCAGTTGGGTTTTGTCCATTACCTATCTTTCTTCATCTTCACGGGCGCACTCGGATTAACCAACGGCAGCGAGTGGCGCGGTGTATCCAGTGTCTCGAAATCTGCGACGTTGTCGGCTTCAAATTGCTGCTTGTCGTGCGCCACGCCGTACCGGTTGTACAAATTCTCAGCTTGGTCGAGTAAGTCGCGTTGGCGATCAGCAGGTAGAGCGCGGTATTGATCTAAAAAGGTCAGGTCGTCTGAAAAACAATCCATACACTTCAGCCCCAAATCCAGCAATTTCTTAACAACCTTGCTTTCGTCAGATTCTAATTCTTGCACTAACCTTTCAATCCTCGCCTTCATTTCAACGGGGACTTTGGCTGCAATTGGTTTTTGCTTTATCTCATCAGGGATTTTTTTTCTACCCACCTTAAAATCGTACAATATGTAAAAAAGTTTGAGTAAACATAATTTTCTTTCTTTACGAGAAAACTTTTATGAAGTATAAACAGCCTATATGGGAAGAAAACGCATTCCATCTGAAGAGAAATTAGTGCCAATTGGTTGCCGAATCTCACCGGAAAAGCGCAATTTAATTAACGATTTAGCCTCTGTGACGGGTCAGAAGCCTTCCAATATTATTCAAGAGGCAATTGAGCAATATTTGCGCAGTGCGGAGAATTTGACGAAAAAGTTATCTTTTTCTCTTGATGTAAAATAAAAGATAACTTATTATCCCTTCGTCATCAAACACGGAGGCGCTATGCAAATCAACCAAACGGTACTCGAAACAGTGGTCAACGAAGCGATCAACAAATGCGGCTATCAAGGGAACTGTAATTATTGCACGCCTGAGAAGCCGCAATATCACACAGCCGCGTTGAGCGTTTACGCTTGTCCGAACGGGCATGAACTATTTTATTCGCGGGCATTGAACGGTGCTGTTTATTGGGGCTGCCCGGATTGTCACGAGGCAGGCGACTATCTCGGCTGTGATGGCGAAGGCCACAGCCTTTTGCGCGATGCGCGGCCTGTTCGCGGTCAACTGGTCAAATCACAAGCGGTCTAAAGTTATGGGAGAGCAAACGGAGAGGCTTGTTGGCTATAAGGCTCGACCGAGCGGCCTCGACACTCGCCCCACCCAGTTTCCGGCAATCAGGCCGGAGCCGGAGAGAGAAATAGTTTTTGCACCTTTCGGAAGTTTCTCTCTCCGTTGGTTTCTTTGAAATTCGCAATCCTCACTAAGCAGGCTTGCGAACGCGGCGCGACCGAGGAATTGCGCCGTTTCCTGCGCGCGGGGCGAAGGAGTCGGGGCAAAGGCCCCGCGCGCAAGGTGATTTCCCCTAGCCCCCAGATGGCTGTGTCAGAGAACCGGCCTCCACTCTGGCACAGCCGATTTGAAAGGAAGTAACGATGGAAACCCTCACAGAAGAAACGCTGCGGCTGGCAGCCGAACGGATTGTTTTGATTGATAACCTGATTGCACATTTCCAGGGGGAACGCGCCCGGCTGGTCGCCTCGCTGGAAAGACTGGCAGAACTATCGCGGCGAGTGGCAGAAATCAACGCCAACGCCGCCGAAGTCGCCAAGACTCTTTGACAATTATGGGCAGGACAGATGGCTTTCCGTACAGTGCGGGCAGGTTGTCTGAAGGACTCGTTCGTTGTGTTAGAACTCCTGCCCGCCAATAAACCAAAACGCCTGACGATTGCAACTCATCAGGCGTTAGGCGCGGAGATGAATCCGCTCAGCTAGATACCTGAGTAAGCTACAACGCTACTGCCGAAAAAGCAATCGCTCCGCGCCTTACAACCCAATAGGAGCAAGTATGGCACTTTTACAATTTAAGAAACGGACAGTAGTGAGTTGTGAACGATGTGGACAGGAACTGACCGACCCGGAATCAATCGCGCGCGGGCTGGGGCCGGAATGCGCGATGAAACAGAGCGAACAGTTCGCCGCGATTTCAAAATTGACCGAAGCGGTCATGACAGGCGGTTACTTTGATATGGTCGCGCGCCGGTTTTTCATCGAAAAAGCCCACGTCGAAAAACGACTGGCCGACGCAAAGTCAGAACGCAATCCCGCCAAGATCATTAAGTTCACCAAGCATCTCAAGCGAATCAACGGCATCCTCGTGAGCCGCGAGCTACAACGACAGGCACGCGCTGAAAGGATGGTGGCGTGATGAATAAACTCTATTCGGATTTGCGCTCGCAATGACGCGACTCGCTACCGCCCCGCTGGGGCTACGCTCGTTTCTGCTAAACCTACGCCCCTTTAAGTTTTCTTCAAGGGGCAAATAACGAAAGGGTTTATGAGTCAGTATACACATGTAAGTTGCAGCCGCTGTGGTGTGAAAGTTAGCAATACCTTTATTGCAGATGAATTAGTTATCCGTGCGTTCATTGAGTGTGGCGCGTGTATTGAAAAACAGCCTGATTATGAAACTCGCATAAAAGAATACGAGCAGGAAGCAGTCTTTTTGCGCGAACGGCATATTGCCCTACAAGCCGAGTTGCAGGCTTCCGAAATTCGTTTCCAAGAAGAGCGAGCGCGCATCCTGCAAATTATCGAAAAAGAAAAACATTGGGTAGAACATGATTTCCAGTCCGACATTGAAGACTCTCCCAACTCCGTTGGGGCTTGGATATGCGAGCGAATAGCCGAGGAGATTGAAACTTACCCGCATTTAGCTTGTCTCGCCAATACTGAAAATAAACTGGTAAACGAAAATGATGGCGACTGGCGTGATAAAGCCTATCGTGGGGAGGATTACTAATGTCCCACATACAGCAAAGTAAGGTTTCCGCTTCGCGCATCCAGCGCGGGGCTTCGGGCGAGCGCAAGACAACAGAGGCCCTAGCCCGTCTCCATTCCGCGCGCTCGTTCAACCACTCGCACTGCTTCACTGCCGAGGGCTGGGGGTCGTCACTTACCCCTCTGGGGCTGCGTTCCTTCTTTGATGCGTTGGTATCCGATGCGCAGAAGTTCCAAACTCAACATGACCGCGCCAAATGGGTAGACGCGCAGGCCAGCGAGATCGTCAAAAAATACGACGACCAGCGCGTCCAGGCGGAATTCGCGTTGGCGTTGATCCCGCAATTGCCGCGCGAAATCGTGCCGCTATTGCGGTTCCCGGCGACGAACAAATGCTATCTCGGTGATACGAGCATCGAGCTTGTCTGCTCATGGAGTTGTGGCAAGCCGCTTTTTCAGAAATACACATTGCATTCGCACTACAGTGAACATTTCACCGATTACCGTTTGGCGCTCGCACGGCTGACTGACCTTCGTGCTCAACATCAAAATGACCAGCAGGAGGTTGCTGCGTGAATCCGCGCATCGTCGAAACCATTCTATTCTTCGCCATGTGGATCGGCTTTTTGCTGCTGATCCACATGGCTTTTTCAAGATGATTGAATTCCTTACCTATTTGTTGTGCGTAGCCGTCACGCTGTGCTACTTGCGCGAGCCACGCGAATTGAGGCGGCGGCGTCCTGAGCCGAATCTAAACCCGGCAGTGGACGAATGGAACGCACAGCAAATGGTGGAAGAAGAAAGCGAGAGTTTTTATGAGTGAAGCACTACAAATTATCGAACCAAATCAAGCCCTTGAGACGATGCCATCGGCGTATATTTCGCCCGTGATTTCGCTGGAGCGTGCGCTCGCCAATCACAATATGCTGAAGCAGTACGTCTCACAGTTGCTATTGGAAGGCCACGACTTTGGGCAAATCCCAGGGACAGGATCGAAACCCTCCCTGCTGAAACCAGGTGCAGAGAAACTGACGACAATCTTCGGTTTAACCAAGCGATTTGTGTTGGTGCAAGCGACGGAAGACTGGGACGGCAGCCAACACAATGGCGAGCCGTTTTTTTATTACATCTATCGTTGCCAGCTTTGGAAGGGCGACATCCTGATTGCCGAGTCGGACGGAAGCTGTAATAGCTTCGAGAGCAAATACCGCTATCGGCGCGCCGAGCGCGTCTGTCCTGACTGTAGCGCCGCAGCCATCATTCGCGGCAAAGAGGAATACGGCGGCGGCTGGCTGTGCTTCAAGAGCAAAGGCGGCTGCGGCGCGAAGTTCGACCTCAACGATGTCGCCATTGCCGGGCAGGAAGTGGGCCGCGTGATCAATCCCGACATCGCGGATCAAATCAACACGATTCAGAAGATGGCGCAGAAACGCGCGCTGATCGGCACGACATTGTTGGCAGTGAACGCTTCGGAATTCTTCACGCAGGACATTGAGGATTTCGAGCATCCGCCCACCGGAACCGATGGCGCGAGCAACCGCCCCCCGCGCAACAACACGGCCCAGGGCGAGCAACGCAAGCCGACACCGACCGGTCACGTTGCGCAATCGGTCGCGGAAATAGCAACGCCCAAACAACTCAATTTAATTTCGCAGCTTGCCTACGATCTGATGATTGATGCGAATGCGGAAGCCTCGTTATTTGCCAAAGCGGACAAACTCAAGGTCGAAAACTTGTCGCGCAAAGGTGCATCGGCCTTCATTGATCACCTAAAAGGAATCGTCGCCGGAACGGTCGAGCAATTAACGCCGGTGCAAACCGTCGCCAATGTAACCAACAAGCCGATGGCTTCGATCAAATCGGTGATTCCCGGCGTTGTTGTTTTCCCGGTCGAAGAGCCACCCGCAGATGTTGCACACACGCGGCCCGTAATCGTTCCGAACGAACCAGAGGCGATCCCCGCAATAATGGGCCTGGAGGAATTTAAGCTGAAGCTGGCCGAGGTAAAGCCGAAGCTACCGGGCTGGCGCTACCGCGAGATCGTGCAGGAATTCGTAATGGTGGAAAACTACCAAGCGGGCGACGAATACGATGCCATCGAGCGGGATCGCGGGCCGATGGTGCAGAAGCTCAATGACGAAGCAAAATTCTTCGTCGAGAAAGAAGAGCGTGCGGCAGCGCGAAAAACCTCTGGCACGTTCTGGAAACGCGTCGAAGAGCTGCAAGCCGGGCGCGAGTTTGGCATGGTGTTGATGAAGAAGTGGACAACCAACAATGAGATTAATTGGGCCTCCGCGCAAGATGAATTAGAGCGCAGTGTAGCGGGCGCGAAAGCAGCCTAGATTTATCGGGCCACCTGACAGCGAAGCCGCACGGCGCGTATTCGTTTCAGGGGTGGGTCTCGCGTTATAGGAAGCGTGAGACGTCAGGTTGCCCGGCCAATTTCAAAGGAGCAACATTGATAGGCGTCTCGCGCTTTACAATGTTCCGCGAAGAGGCAATGAAAGCTTTGAAGGAGAACTTATGAAATCACTTTGGGAAATATCCGCAGATATGCAGATGCTTGACGAATTGCTCTTTGAAATAGGCGGGGAACTTACCGACGAAGACGTTGAGCGCACGATTGACACTTGGTTGCAGGAGAACGCCGACAATCTGGCCGAAAAACTGGATGGGTACTGCGCAATCATTGCCGAGCGCGAAGCCTTGGCCGATTTGCGTGTCAAGGAAGGCCGCCGCTTGATCGCGCTGGCAAATGCAGACACGCACAAGACGGGGAAATTGCGTCAGCGGCTGAAAGCGTTCTTCGAGTTGCACGGGATGGAAAAATTCGAGACTCGTCGTCACAAATTCACCGTTGCCAAAAACGGAGGCGCACAGCCAATTACCTTAAATCCCGCGTGGGAAGCTGAGCCGTCCGCCGCGCCTGAACAATTTCACAAAACAAAAATCGAACTCGACAAAGACGCGATCCGCGCCGCACTCGAAGCTGGCGAAGTCGTCGAAGATTGTTCGCTCACAGAGCGCGGGACACATCTGCGGATCAAGTAAGGAAAAGACATGCTCTGGCTTACACCGAAACAATTTGCCGCCAAAACAAATATTCCTCTGAAAACGATCTATCGCTGGATCGAAACCAAACGGCTTCCCTATAACCGGTTGCCTGGCTCGCGGCGCATTCAGATTGATTGGGATGTTGTGGCGACGAGGATGAATCTGAAAACGGCTGACGTGCCGAGTAACGTCGTCAGCCTTGACGCCCGGCGACGTGCCGCGTAGAACCAGCCAAGGGGCTGGACGGACTTCCTGACCACGAGGACACCACATGGCAAACAAGGAAGTCTGGAAGAGTGAAGGGAAGAATGGCGGACGTTGGAAGTATCGCTTTCAAATCAATGGTCAACGTTATACCGGCACAATCAAAACGGCGCGTACGAAAGGCGACGCCTTAGCTGTTGTAACGGAGATCAAAGAGGCAATTCACAAAGGCAAATATCAAAAGCCTTCGCGCTTGCCCCTCTTCTCTGAATTCGCAAACAACGTTTACTTACCCTGGGCCGACGCCAATAAGCGGTCAGCCTACAACGATCACCTGATCTGCAAGATGCTTGTAGATCATTTCCGATGGCTCCGACTGGATGAGATCACGCCGAAAACAATTCGTGACTTCCAACAGCAGCGACGCGCGACGAAGACGAAACACGGTCAGCCGCGCAACAATGCGACCGTCAACCGTGAAACGAGCATCCTGTCTCGCATTCTCACGCTGGCGGTGGAAGAGGAATTATTGCCGACGAATCCTGCCCGGGCGGTCAAGCCATTAAAGTCACGTTCGCACGTGATTCGATCTTTGAGTAGCGCGGAAGAACAACGTCTTCTGCCATTCTTAACCGGCGAACGGGCGCATTTACGGGCTGTCGTCCTGGTCGCGTTGCACACTGGAATGCGGGAAGGGGAGCTGCTGACTTTGAAGGTTCATCAGATTCTTTTTTTGGCAGATACGCCAGTTGTATCGCTGACCAGGACGAAGACTGACCGCGCCCGGAACATTCCACTGAACGCCGTCGCTTTGCGCGAATTAAGTGCGCTGTGCGAAGGGAAGGGGATCAACGACTACGTCTTTCAGTCTCCGCACCCGAAGCACCAGGGCGACCGCTATAAGGAAACCAAGCGCGGTTTTATGAAGGCGTGTGAGTTGGCCGATGTACCGAACTTCCGGTTTCACGACCTGCGCCACACCTTTGGTACGCGCCTGGCGGAGAAGGGGGTTCCCATTCATCAGATTGCTGAGTTAATGGGACACAGTGACATCCGCACGACGATGAAATACGTCCACGCGGCGACGTCCAGCAAGAAATTAGCAGTGGATTTGTTGGTTGAGGAAGAAGGAGACGAAAACTGGAGTGCTGAAAAAAAGTGGCTCAAAAATGGCTCAAAATGA